GCAGCGCCTGCTGCACCGCGGGCCCGGTTGTAGGTCTCTACCTCTTGGCCACTTATGCCTGCACTCGCACCTGCCATTCCGGTAGGCTGAGCTGCGGCACTACTAGCAAAACGACGGCTACTTGCTGTGCCAGAGGCAGCTTTTTGAGCACCCTCTAAATTGTCCCTTATTTTCTGACTTTGGCTCTGGGCTTGATCCATGCCTTCAGTTTTCAGTTTTAGGGTAAATGTACTTGTATTATTCGCCATAGTTGCTCCTGGCAGCTATAAAAATTTAGTGTGTTGACACTTTGACCTACAAATTATACCACTATGGGGGTAAGATGTCAAGCCCTTATTTTTTGTATGCAATAAAAAAGCCCGCTGTTTAGCGGGCTTTGGTATCTTTGGGCTTACTGTCTTGAATTTGCTTAGTTCTGATACGATCTATCGTCATCAATAATTCATACATATACTTGTAATTTTCAGGATCCACGTCATAAAACTTGAACACAGTTTCTATATAGTTAAAGTTTTTTCCTATATAGTTTCCGCCCATGTAATCCCAGCAATCTTGCAGGTTGCTGTAAATCTGCAGGGCTTCTTGAACTTCTGTTGACAAGTCTTCAAATTCGACAGGTATCTCTGATTCTTTTGGTTCGCTGCCCAGCATTTCGCACATTTCGAAATACTGGTGTTTTGTCATTCCTAGCTTTGAGTTTTCAAAGTAGAAGCCTAAATTTTCAGTTACTTCTTGGCGCTGTTGCTCTGAAAGTTTCCCAGTTCAGTCACATTCTCACTTACCCAAGCATCAAAGTTGCTGCTGTTCTTCATTAAGAATAATGCATTTTCTTCTGAGTATGACAATTCATCTTCAAGATTTTGGCCTTCCAAATCTACTGGTGCCAGTTGTTCTAGGTATGACAGTTTAAATCCTGACCAGCCCTTGATAGAAGCTTGTACATATAGCTGCAAGAATAAATCATCGTTGAGCTCTTCTGTGGGCTGACGATTCTTGAATGTTACCTTGGTTGCTTTCTTTCTGATGTTTACCAGTGTTTCTCTAGAGAGAAACGATAGCATTACCTTAAAACCACTAAATCCAGGAAATTCCATCTCTACAGTTTTACTGGGTACTAGTAGTGATTTTAAAGATAGTGCTGGTTTGTCCATTGCCATGAAGTTTTCCTTTTTGTTAGAACCCCACAAGAAGGTTTCTTGTGGGGTTGATCATGTTAAAATATTAGGTAGCTGGGCCAGAGAAATACTTCAAAGTCATTTCTGTAGCACTTGTGATGTTGTAGTCAGAAGTTCCAGCAGTGCCTGTACCGCCTTGAGCCACAAAGTTGATGGTTGTTGATACAACCTGTTCTGTGGCAACTGTTGGAATCTGTACCATAGTATATGGCATATTGATTACCAACTTATTGTCTGGGCTTGTAGTGGTAGGTTCTGTAGTTGTTCCGCCTAAGCCAATAGTTAGAGCAAACAAGTTTTGATCGTTGGTACTAGACTGGGTGATTAGGTCATTCATCAACCCAGCAGTATTGTCGGTACCTGTTCTCAGATATGCTGTTAGAGAGCCGCTGATAGATCTTGTACCTGTAAAGTAGGCGCAAGGTGTGTTTACAACACCAACTGAGGCAGGCACCAAATATGTCAAATTATTGGCAATTGTTAAGTTGCCGCCTGTGATTGGGAAACTATAAGTCTTGCTGCTTGACTGACCAAACTTTGTGATTAACGGAGCAGTCATTGTCATGCTGCTCAGTTTATTGACAATGTACTTGACGCCACTAGTGAACTTTTGTGTGTAAGTGCCTGTTAGACCTGTAGCAAAAGTTCCAGGAGTTGTAACTGTTACGTTTGTAGCTGCTACTTCAATCTTTTCTGTACGACCACTCCAAGCAATAGTACCGATCTGGTCAATACCAAAGTCTACAGAGGCGCTTTCAATGGCGCAATTGTGCAGGAAGTAGGTTGTGTTATCAAACTGAATAATCAAACCAAATTTTTGTAACTGATTCTTATTGCTATTTGCAGTACTAACTGTAGCAAAAGGAGCTGCTGGACCTGTTGCATTACCAACTGTTTCGACGTAGGCTGCACCAGCAGTACCAATAGCAATGTCTGATAATAAGGCGTTCCACAATACGTTTTCTTCGCAGCTTACACGGTCGTCGTTGTCGATACCAGCAGTGGCAGTACCTTCAACATAGCGTGGACGAATGTAGGTTGAAAAACTCCACTCACCTGCGTCTAGAGCAGTGTTAAAACTGCGCTGACCACGTGCTGGTGCGGCGCCACTTTCACTGAGTGTGATAGTTTCTTGGGTTGTGTTTTGACTAAAACTCATGCCATCCAGTACTTGGATTTCAAAAGTTGTTGTGGTAGAGTGATCTGTTTCAGCTCCAGCACCTGTTAGTATATAGCCAGTTGTACTATTTACATTAGTTGTAAAGTACACCTTGGCATTACGAATTAAATTTACTGACATAGTAATTTCCTTTATGATTTATACTGCGGGGGCGTTTACTAGATCATTATCTGTATTTGCCTTGAGTATATTGTTCTACATGACCTGATATCTGACCTGTAGATTTATCTCCCCTACTGCGTAGGGGTCTAATAAGCCTTCATCAGTTGTGATGCTGGTTATTAAAATTTCTGTGGTTTCGTTGGAACCATCATACTGGAGGACTCTGTTGTTGTCTATGCAAGTCTCCAGGTCTTGTAGCAAGGATTCTAACTGGGCTTGGGAATCTTCTCCTTTACAGTATGCTTTGACACATACTCCCAAGTATCCCCACTTAAAGTCGCTTAATAGGTATTCTCTCATTTCAGTTCCTGGTGTTACATACACACAGGGAAAGTCTTGTACTTCGTCCCAAAACTTCAATTTATTAAAACTGTTGTTATACAAGTCAACTGAGTAGGGTGAATTACCGTTTATTTCTTTAAACTTTTCGGCCAGGGCTTTTACAATACTGGTTCGCTTACTCATACTAATACTGCCCTCATACGGTTGGCCACTTGGGTTCCTGCAAGTTCTCTGATACTTTTGGAAATCAAAAGTTTAGGGTCACGAGTGTATGGACGTTCTTGGCGTCCGCCGCGGCTGAAAGTTGCATAGGGATTTTTCATGTAACTATAAAAAGCAGTTATCATACCTTGACGACTCTCACTTAGTCGCTCTACTCGAGCTGATTGTGCGAAACGACCGGTACGATAATTTAATACATCTCTGCGGTCGCCCGTACCCATGTTTTTCTTGATCTGATCGTGCAGATTACTATTGATCTGCATCATCAGCATTGGTAGATTACTAGTTACACTAAGCTGTCTGTTAGGTATTAATTTTGCAAAATTAACTGGCTTTACCTTAAGTCTAGGGGCTTTGGATTTTGCATTAACAGATTTGGAAGCTTTAACAGCCGTTTTAGGTAGTTTCCTATTCTTTAAGGTTGGAACTACAGTAGGCTTACTTGTATAAGTTGTACCGTCAAATATTGCTTTTAGTGTTTTTATAGCAGATTCATAGGTAGTATCAGAGCCCTCAGAGTTTAAAATAGCTGTAGCCATTTCTCTACTATTTTTTGTCAACTTTTCAACAATAGTCTGTTCAACTCTATCTCTGAATTTCTCACTTGCTAGTTCTTTTCCTACTTCTTCTATATAATCAGCCAAACTTTTAAAAGAATTAAAAAAATCTATTAGTTGTAATCTTGTAGCAGTAACCTGTGAACTCATATTTCCATCAGTTAAATTACTACCACTTAAACTAACTGCCTGCTCTACTAAAGCTTTTAATTTTTTTCCGGTTTGTGATAATCTATTGCCTGCTTCCTGATTAAATTCCGATAACTGTACTTCTACTACGCTACCAGGTTCTGTACCAGAAACTGTAGTTTGAAAATTTTGTCTGCTAATATCTACAAAGACTTGTAAATTATTAATCAAATTACTGGTTATGGAGTCAGCATTTAATAATAGCTGACCTGTTTGATTAAAAAGTTGATTAATAGAAGCTAAGTCTCTATTTAAATTAGCATTTTCTTTGTCTATTTCTTGTTGAATACCATCGATCGTTAGTACTGGTATGCCGTCTACCAATTGCACATCTACCCCTGGATTTTTACTTCCACTAAATAAAGTAGCGATTCTAACAGTATAGACACCAATTAAATGGCCTGCATCAGTATTATTATCTATAAAATCTGCTAAAGCTAATCCGGTTGCGTCACTGTACTTGGTTTTTAAAAACTCATAGAAAATATTATTGAATTCTCTATGTGTTAGTCCACTAGTAGTCGCAGCATCAGTGCCTAGTGCTGTAGTTGATTTTGATATATTTTTACTCTCTATGTAGACATTAAACTCTTTGACTAATGTATTAGCATCAGAAAACAACTGATACGCCTTATCAGTTAGTACTTTAGTCTTTTTATTTAAAGAATCTACTAGTTTTTCATAATACTTCTCATCCCGTATGAGTTCTTTAAATTGATCTTCACCGTCCAAATAATAATCTTTTAAAGCAGAATAGTCTTTTTTAATGCCAACCAACTTGTTTACTAGATCTTTTACATTAAAGCTTGATAGAGTTTTGGTTGTGCCTTTTTTGCCACTAACTCCACTAGCTACTTTTATTGTTGTATATTCTTCTAGACTCTTTGGTTTTACAATAATATCTCTGAACTGTATTGCTAATAATTCTGCTGCATTTTCTGTTATAATGCCCTGCTGTAAATTATTAGTTCGGGCTCTGTCTGCTGCTGATGTTAACTGAGCTTGAGCAACTTTAGCGTTGCTCGGAGCTGCTCTGCCGGCACGCTGATTAGCCTGTGCCATTGCTAACTTTGTAGTATCAAAATTTTGATCTAAACTACCAGCTATATTATTTAATATATGCTGAATGGCGGTAGCACTTAAGGCGTTTACACTCATATCAGTTGTAATTCATTACATACAAGTCCAACACCCTCTTGATATGTGCTGGCATGTTTGTGGTTGATATGTATTCTATCTGCACGGCATTGGTGCCTGGAGCTTTTGTGCTATGCACAGCAGCATCATTTTTTAAGTAGTACGTTACCAAGTCTAACACAGCTAACTTCAAGTCTTCTGGAAGGGCTTCATATCCCGCTGTATACGTGATCTTATAGCCATTGATTAAGTCTTCAAAGTAGCGCATTGGATTGACTGGAACAATCTGCTGACTACTCTTTTTAAACACCCAGTCTGTATATTCCACCAAACTTGTCCAAGTATTACCATAGTCTGTGCTTTGTTCTATACTATAGATCTGAACTACAGGAGCCTCTGCAAGATTAAAGCATTCGCCACCATCAAAATACTCAACTTTGCTTTCATCGAGGTAATCTTTAAAAGTACGGCGGCAGATTGTCTTTACCAACTCACTCACTTTGGGAATGATGGAGGCAATTGATGTATCTTGGTTGGGACTGGTGATGCCAACATAATTTTTGTATTCACTCAAAGTGACTAGGCTTATTCCCATGACCTCTCCTTGGTTTTTCCAAAAGATTGACACAACCCTTTGGAAAAACCGGGGACCTTTCAGTCCCCAGTTTTATTAATATCAGGTTGCTCCGTTAACGTAACGCAGTGTAGAAACACCGTGTGCAGTAACGCCGCTAATCTGGTTTGTTAGCTGAGTTAAACCAGTACGTAGTGAAGCTACTAGTACGCGGCTCTGACGCTCTGTCAACACGTCTGTGTCAACACGTAGGCCACGCTGGTTACCTACTAGGAAGTTAGCAGGCGCAAAGCAGAAAGCTGCAATGTTTGTTGCGTCTGCGTCAGTACCTTCAGCGATTGCTGGCATTTCACCACTTACAACTACTGGTGTATTGGCAATACTACCAATTTGACCAGTTAACAATGTGGCGCGATCACCGATCTTGTCAACAGTCATGAAGTTGGTGTCGTCAAGTAGGTTGTAGTATGTTTCTGTGTTAACTACATAAACCAACTCTGAAGGCTCTAGACCCCAAGCTCCCAAATCCTTGCGAAGGGCTCTCATCTTGGCGATAGTTACAGGGTTGCTTGAATCAATCTGAACAGCTGAAGCTGCGTCATACATTGCAACACCCTTAACTGGATCACTAGCAGTACCGGCACCGTTGATCATGGCTGAGTCTACAGCACGTGCAACACGGCGTAGCATAGCATCACGAACTAGGGGTAGTAATACAAGGATTGAATCCTCTTCTTCTTCAAGAGCCATGTATTCACGTGTGGCTACCTTGAAGGCATTTAGAGTGATTTCCTTTAGTACATGAGTAGCTGTAGTACCAGAACTGTTGTTATTTGAGTTGCCAAAGTCACTGTTCTGAACCCAAGTGGCCTTGCCAGCTTCTGGATTTAGAGGCATTCTCATAACGTTGGTTTGCATTGCAACGTTTCTCATGAGAGGAGCCATTACTAGACGACGACGTACTTCGTTTTCCATGTTTGTGGAAACTTCAGTTTCCCATAGAGAAGCAGGAGCACTGATAATACCAGTTGTATTGCTGGTACCACCTAGGTGACCACCAGCCTTCTCAACTAGATTCTTACCATAACGTGTAGATTCTAGACTCTTGCCAGTTACCTTTGATAGTAACACAGCCATTTCACGTTCTTGATAGGTTGTGGTATCACTACCCTTCTTGTCGCCAAAAGCCATCTTTGAAGTCTGTAGAGCCTTCAATTCGTCGGCCTTTTCCTTTAGAGCAGCCTCTAGACCTTCTAGAGCGTTCTTCTGAGCAGCACGCTCACTTTCAAAGCGCTTTTCGACTTCGGCTAGTAGCTTTTCTGCTCCAGTCTGGCCGACCTGAACATGAGCTTCTACAGCAGCCTTGACACGGCTGTCAATCTCAGCTTGACGGGCGATTTCTTGTGCCTTGGCTTGTGCCTCAGCTTGTTGACGGGCTTCTAGAGCCTTGGTAGCTTGTTCGGCAGCTTCACGAGCGGCTTGGGCAAGCATTTGCTTGATTTCTTCTGGATTCATATTCCATTCCTTTTTAACATCGCGATCTGCTTTCGCGTCCGACTCTAGCCCTTTAGCTGATTGGCCTTGAGTTGCAAATTGCTCTTTATAACGCTTGTATTCTTCAGCATTGTCAAATGCTTTACTTAGATCAAAAAGAGTATTTTGATTTGCAGGTATTGAAACGACGGAAATTTCCACCAATTCCAAGTCCTTAATAAAAAACACTTCAGCCGCTGAGTTGTACTCAGCATCCAACACCCTGAAGCCGATAGAGAAAGCTGTAAGAATTCCGTCTTTGATTAATTGGAATTGCTTTGCAGCCGTTGAAATTCTTGCTTTAATCCACAAACCCTTACTATCCGTTTTATGTTCTACCATACGTCCGATCGGGTTACTGTGATCATGGTATGCTAAAATAATAGGATTCTTCAGGTAGTTCTGCATTCCCTTTTCCCAGACAGCAGAGGGAACAACGTCACCCTGACGATCTACGTCTACAGTACTGGCGTACCCTTCGATATAGATTGACTGTGGATCTTGGTCTGCAGCTTTGATGGAAAAAGCACTATTTAAATGTAGTACTTTATCTTTCATAGGCTCCTTACCTCAATTTTGCGGAGGTTTTTTAGGCGCTCCTCCTACACTGGGATTGCTTGCACTTCCAGCAATATTCGCTGGTACGCGGAGGTCATCATGACCAGCAACCTTTTCATAGCGTAGTTCCATTCTGGCTTCATTTGGAGAAATTACTCCGCCATTGACCAGAGTGGTATAGTAAGCAGCCACATCTTTCAATTCGGGCTGCAGTGCGGATACTGTTGAAGTTACAGCCTCAACGTCATATCCAAAAAATCTTTCCATTGCACTCACATAGCGATTTACTATGGGAATCACAGTCTCCAAGTAAAACAATCTGAGATTGGGTGCAATGTTTGCGTTGTTGCCACCGTCTAATAGGATGGGTGGAACACCCAAACTTTTCAATATCTTTGTGTCATGGGTCTTGATTGAATTATCAAAATCCATGTCTTTGAATGAGTCAGAAAACTCGCCCCAAGGCTTCAAGCCGCTGTCTAAAATCATGGGCTTTTTAGCACCGTTCTTGGGTGAGTACTGGGTTCTCCAGTTTTGAATTGTTCGTTCTTTGGCCTGCTGGCTCAGTGTATTTTCTGAAGTCAAGATTAAACCCATTACAGCACCATTTTCAAAGAACTGTTCTTGGAAGTTTTGCATCTTGTAGAGTATCTTGATGTTGCGGTCGGCTGATGCCAGGCGACTAGTACCACGATAGATTGAGGTACTGCTCAATTCCTTGATGTGGATTACTTCATCTGGTCTGAACTTTACCTCACTGTTATAAGTATAGCTCTTTACAAAGGTCTTGGTGTCTGTGTCAATCTCTACGTTGCTCGCAGGTAGGTGGTAAAGGTGAGCACCGTCCCAGTAGATGAAGATGTTGCCCTCCAGTACAAAATCTGTAAAGATGTTTGTACGGAAGTCTTGTGCACTCTGGTAAGGATTGGGAGTATAGTTTAACAGTTTTATCAAACTCTTTTGGCGCACACCGCCTACAACTGCATCTGCTTTGCTGTCTTTAACATCATAGTCCAAACTGCTGCACGCACTCACAATCATGTTTGTGCCGCGGTTTACAGTCTCTAACTTGTTGTATGCTTGAAGGTAGGTTAATGTGGCATCAGTGCCTATATTAATGCCTTCATCACGACTGATGACATACTGGGCGGGATTCATTTTTTCCACTACCCAGGATTTTACATTTGTTATCCAGCCCATGTTCACCTCAATAAAAATCGCTAAAGACCCCAGTCACCTTTGGTTTTTCGCCAACTGGCAACAGTGCCTTAGCCTTTTGAGTTTCTATCCAGTGGTTTTGCTTCAAGGCAGTGGAAAGTGGTGGCGCTTTACCGTACACTCCGTGTAAAGCTACATGGTGACGATTACACAGGGTGTACACGTCTTCATATATTTCTTTGTGGTGGTGTTCAATAAACTCGTCCCGGTTCTGCAAAACTGCTTCGTCACTTGAAAAGTCACGACCAGTTTTTTCAATCCAACGCTCTAACAACAGTGTCACTGAATGCGTATGATGTAGCTCTAAATCTTGATCGGTTCCGCAAATATAGCAAGAACTCTTCTTATCATAAGCACTTTTGGCGCGATCACGAATCCACTTGACAGGAATCCGTTTATTCGTATTTTTTGCCATGGTACTACTACAAATTACCGTTATTATAGCACAATACCAAAGGGTTGTCAAAACCTTTTTTCGTCTTGGTAGTTTTCAAAGGTTGTTCCTTAAATTGTGTAAGTATAAACTGCATAACGAAGTGCGTCAGCTATGTGGCTCACCTTGCTGTGTACTGGCTTCTCACGCGTCAACGTATCACGGTTGTCCCACTGGTATTGGTCAAACATCTCTAACGTGTGAACACAATGAGGTGCAACCTTGATACGGCCCTGTTCGACTAGGGTCTGTACGTATGCAATACCTTCTAAAACCTGCTTTTTGGCTTTGATCGTACTGATATCATAACTATAGGCTAGGTCACCTGCAAACTGTGCAGCGGCACTATCTATAAAGATGCCACTATGCAATCCCCATTTACTAATCAAACCATGAAAGGCCTCAGCATGTTTGGCGGTAGTAGCCTCACTCTCCAAGTACTCGTCGACCACATGAAAAGTATCGTCTTTTGGATCATAGGCCAAGACTACCATGGCAGTGGGGTCGCGATAGCCAGGATCGATTCCTGCTAAATACTCAACACCATCACTGGGTTGAAATTCTACAATTAAACTCTCTGATAGTGAATAGATCTGACCCTCGAACACATTGAAACTAGCCATGTATTCCTGTTCAAACTCGGCCTTACTCATCGATCTGCGGGCTTCCTCAACGTCACTCTCCAACATGCGGTCGTTTTCTAGATAGTCGGCCTGTAATGAAACCCATTGCGGGTAGAGTTCACTCCATCCACGTTCGTAAAACTTGGAGAACCAGTTGTGTTTGCCGCGAGGGGTGGAGATAAAGATAGCCTTTGACCCTGGACGGTCTAGGGTCGGACGTAAACTTACATTGAAAGCCTCTTCTCCACCCTCGCCTAACGCAGCTTCGTCAAAGATGATTAAATTGTAGCTACGACCCACACTACTATCAACAGTTGTAATACTACCCATGCGAATAGTACTGCCATTACTTAATTCAATCACTTTATCTTTTACATTGTCTTTTGTGACCTCTAGGTCAAACTGCTTGATAAAACTACGTTGTAGATCAAAACTAATCGTACTCAAGTTATAGTTGGGACTCATGATGAGGACATTACAACCTGGAATCAACACCACCAATTGTCCGATCACGTTTGCAATAAAGGTCT